GTTTCTTTATACTTTGGATCATAAAAGAATAAATTTAATAAACCTAGATTGGGTCTAGCAGTCAATGTACCTTGTGCCATTAACTTATTAGCACTAATCTTTTGACCAATAGATGATATGGCGTTTTTATACCAACTTGCTGATTTAGTAGTATCGCCTTGTTTATTAGCTAATTTATCTAGTATTGAAACCATTTACTATATTTATATTAACTATAGACACCTATGTCTTTTTCAGTAAAGATTTTAAACTCTAAATCGTTACCTTCACAGTACACTTTAGCGGCTTGCCATTTAGCTTGGTTCTTAATATATTCTAATTGTTCACGCATAAAAGAACGTCCTTGTTTCTTTGGTTTCTTAGGTGGAAAGCATTGGCGATATGGTTTTATTTCAACCATAAATTTTTTACCTGTTTTTAACTTGAATATAAAATCTGGATAGTATCTGTGAATGCGGTAATCAATAGGTGAACGATAGATTATAGGTATTTCTTCACTAGCCCAAAACTCAATAGCATCATTTTTATCCAAATACACCATCATGCGCCTTTCTAATAGTGAACGATATACTATTCTATTGGGATCACCAGCGTATTTTTTAGGGTGTGTAGGTTTGTAAATTCCTTTATAACTTGTTCTCATATCACATATAAATATTACTATTAATCATATAACTATTTATGGCACTATCAAAGGTAGCAAATTTAATTCAAAAGAATTTAGGTAATTTAACAGGTGGAGGTCTGGCAGGTATTGGCGCTGGATTAGTAGGAGGATTTATAGATGGTGCAAAAAATAGTATGCAGACAAATGCCGCTGCTGCTAAAATATTAAACAAATCACCCTTAGAAATAGACGATACAAGTCCTGTGTCGCATATGAAAGAAAATCCATATAGTTATGGTACAGTATACTATCCATCTGATATACAAAATTTAGGTACAGGTCATTATATGCTATTTGATGTTATAGTTAATGATCATACAACATATCAAAATGCATCATTTAAAAATAATAAAATAAGTCCTAATAAAGTTACGAATAGAGTTTTAGGTCAAGACATAGACGCAACAGCTGTAGGTGGAACATTTTCTGGGGCAATAACAAGACAAAAAGGTTTTACAGGTAGAGTTGCCACACTAAAAGAAAATGGATTAGAACAAAGTAGAATTACAACTTTATCATCAGGAATTCAAAGAGGTAAGGGTGCTGGATTAGGAGCAACACATAATAGAGTAACAGATACAATTGTATTATATACTCCTAAAGATTTAAAAACAACTTATCTTGTGAATCACGAAGGTGCTGAAACAGGAATGCTGGGCGATTTAGCAGGAATAGACTTTACATCACCAAGTGATATCGCAGGCAGATTAAAAGAACTCCCTACAAGATTTTTAACTGAAGTTGCTGCTATGGGATTAGCAATTATACCAGGAGCAGGTGATTTAAAAGCTGCTATGACACGTACTACAGGTAGAGCATTTAATAATAATTTAGAAATGGTATTTAAAGGTGTACCTATGAGAGAATTTTCATATGAATTTGAATTTGCACCACGTAATAGAAAAGAATTAGATAGTGCACAAAAGATTATAAACTTATTCAAATTTCATATGCATCCAGAATTAGGTAGTGGTAATGATTTCATAACACCATCTGAATTTCAGATAACATATATGTATATGCAAAATAGAAATTCATATATTCCTAGAATTAGTAGATGCGTATGTACTGCATTAGAATTATCACACGGAGCAGAAGGCGTATTCAGTACATTTGCTGGTGATGAATTAGGCGCAGCACCTATATACACTAAAATGTCATTAAAATTTAGTGAAACAGAAATTATGACTAAGAAAACTATTGCTGAAGGATTTTAATGTATTTCTCATATTTTCCAAAAGGTTTATACGATTTAAAAGGTGATGGTAATTATAAACTAGTTACTGATTTATTAAAACGTGTAAAGGTAAGATCAAAAGTTTTAAACGAAGCTAGTCTATATGATTTATATGATATACCAGAAGGTGATACACCTGAAATGACAGCATTCAAACATTTTGGAAGCACTGCATATCATTGGATTATATTAATGACAAATAATATTACAGATCGTTATTATGGATGGCCATTGACAACAGAACAATTTGATACATATGTTGCTGATAAGTACACAAATCCTAACGGCATACATCATTACGAAATTACACAACTTAGCGGCAATACAACAACATCAGGTCCAAGTGATTACAGTATGAAAATTGAAGTAAATTCCACAACACCTAACGCTGTTGCTGTGACTAATAGAGAATATGAGGAAAGATTACAAGACGAAAAAAGACAAATCAAATTATTAAATGCTGCTTACTTACCTATATTATTAGAAGAATTTGAAAACTTGATGGTTGAATAATGAGTACCATATATGATACACTGGACGCAAGTACCTTAAGAAAACCTGGTGCGTTTTCATTAACAGATATAAATTTAGTATCCTATTCTAGTGCAAAGGGCGATACTGAACCTAAAAGAATTTCAATTGAGACTATGGTTGTAGATTTAAATATCTATGAAAGCATATTCAATAAATGTTTATCAGGTAATCTATTAGTCGTTGATACCAATAACGTAGTTGGAAATATGCCATTGACTGGCTATGAACGTTTAGAATTTAAATTCTTTACACCATCAAGCTCAAAGGGTTATGATTTTTCAGTTAAATCAGGTAACCCAATGTACGTGTATAAAATCAGTAAAAGACAAGCTGTTAATCCTAGAACTCAAATGTACATATTACATTTTTGTAGTAAAGAATTAATGACGAATGAGGAAGTAAAAGTACAAAATGCACAGACTGATACCTATACGAATATGGTTGCTAATATTGTAAGTAATCCAGATTTTTTAAACTCTGCTAAAAACGTTTACATAGAACCTTCAAAAGGATTACATAAAGAAGTATTTGGTAATGATAGACCTTTAGATGCAATAGAACATTTATCACTTAAAACAATTAGCTCTAAGTACAGTAATTCAGGATATCATTTTTACGAAACTTCTGATGGGTTTTTTTATCGATCATTAGAAAGTATGTTAGCTGTTGAATCAAATACAGCGAGACCCGTACTTGCAAAGTTTAGACCTAAACCAGCCAATATACGTGACGGTGGTAATAAGGATATAAAGAACGAAATGCAAATCGCTATTAAGTTTAAAATTGTAGATCAATTTGATACATTGAAAAATTTAAGAAATGGTGTATATGCAAGTAAACTCATTACACACGATGCGACCTATAAACAGTTTACTGTACGTGATTTTGATTACAATACAGAATACGAACAATCAATGCACACTGAACCTGGTAAAGATGGTATTAAAACAGACAATACAGGAATACTGCCGTTGTTTAATAAAGAAGGTAAATTCCTTTCTTCACAATACAATACAAGCAGAATGTTTGCATCGAGTACACAGAAGATACACGATAACACAGAACTTCCAAATCCAAGAGACTATTTACAAAAACGATTATCACAGCGCCTTGCGTTTACATCTTTTAAATTAGAAATTACAGTACCAGGATTTACCGGATTAACAGCAGGAGATTTAATTACTTTTGAAATGCCATCGTTTCAACCTTATGGCGAAGGCAATCCACGTGATAATGACCCTTATATGAGTGGCCGTTATTTAATTACTTCTATACGTCATCAATTAAATCGTAAACAAAATAAACATATAATGATTTTAGAGTGTATGAAAGACAGTGTAAGAAAACCTTATCCTGAAGAAAATGTAGATACATTCACAGGTAAAGAAAAAGAACGTAGAGGTATAATCAATATATACGAATTGGATAAAAATACAACAAACGCATTAAACAACTTTTTTTAACCGCAGAGACGCTCGCTAAGACGGCCGGCTAGCGGCTATGAGAATATATAACTAACGGCCTACAGCTACGGTGCCTAAATATACATAATAACGGATAGAGGAGACAATCAATGATCAATGAACTAAACTTTACAGGTTTCAAAGAAGCCTTGAGAAATATAAAGAAATGGCTCACTGCCAAGAGATGTAAGTGTAAAGGTAAAAAATGAGTGAAAGAAAGACATATATGGAACTGCTGAAAGAACTCTATGATAAATGCCGTCTTGCGACCTTTACGAACAGTGAATACTGGCTTTACGTATGTATTATATTGTTTTGTGTATGGTATTTAAAGGCCGCGTGAGTTTGCGTAGAATAGGAATAAATAGATGTTTATGACGTATGCCGTTGTGTTATTATCAATCGGCTTTAGCGAGCGTTCGGAGAGAATATGAATGAAAATTTTTTAGGCCAAAATGGCTTTATATGGTTTGTCGGTGTTGTAGAAGATCGGCAAGATCCATTACGTATCGGCCGTGTGCGTGTAAGAGTGCTTGGTGTACATACGGAGAATAAACAAATATTGCCGACTGCAGATTTACCTTGGGCGACTATTGTGTTGCCGGTGATCTCTAGCGGCATTAGTGGATTTGGTTGGTCAAAGCCGTTTTTGGTTGAGGGTAGCTGGGTGATGGGTTATTTCCGTGATGGAATGGGAAAACAGGAACCGGTGGTGCTTGGCAGTTTACCTGGTTATACAATTGC